CCCCGGCGTTGCTGAAGGTTCTTCCTGAGGCATTGCCGATGACCGATTCTGGAACACCAAACGAGGCCAGAATCTCTTCTTTGGTGATCTGACGCATCTGGATGTAGGCAGCATCGCGGGGACTTGCCGAAGTGTCGACGTAGTCAACTCCGTCGTCTGCAGCAATTACTGTCGTTGAGCCGACCGTCCCGAGGTTGGCCCTAAACCGACTGCGCAACTCCATCTTGTCGTCATCGTCAATGTCGCCCTTGACTACGAGGAGCCCACCCGGTCGACCGTCGTTGAGTAGATAGTTCCGGTTGTACAACTTGGCGAGGTTCTCGATCTCGATTGCTACGCCGGCAGATTCCATGGGGGTAAGTGAGAGGTACGGGTCCAGAGGGTGTGGGCGTCGAATCCAAACCACGCTGTCAGGCTTCATGATGATCTTCTTGCCGTCCGGCATCTGCACCTCGTAGCCGGATACGAAGGTCTTTGGATGCGGGATGGGGGCAGTGGACTGTGGTGGCAGCAGGTTTAGCCCGATGATGCGTCCGTCGCGGCCCCTCAACTTCTCAATGAAGGCTCCCCTGGTTCCCATTAGAAGTTGAGAGGACAGGCGGTATCGGAAGATGAAAGAGTTCTCTCCGATGTTGGATTTGGAGTTCAGGATGTCAAGGATCGAGTCTTTGGATCGTTTACTCTTGACGATTTCCCCATCTGGGGAATTGTTTTTTCGGAGGACAATGGGGAGGCGGGCCTGGTTGCCGGAGATTGCGTCGATGCATCTGGCGACCCAAGTGACCTTTTGGACCCCTTGGCGATAAGCCTGCTCGATGTCCCATTGGTCGCGATATGCCCGGCCGGCGAAATTGGGATTTTGGGCGACAGGCGCTCCAGGGCCGATGGCCGTTTTCACTCCGGTATTTCTGAGATCTTTGTTCTGTGAAGAGTTCCAAGCCATATTTACTCAAGCCCTAGTAGGAAGCCAAGGAGACCACAGGTTGCGCCAGCGACTATAAGCCCCAAGGAGGGACGGATCATCCACGCACCTGTGCTGGTGCATATGATAAAGGATACCATCAGCAGATTTGCAGCGTTTGCTCGATTGAGTACCGAGCGCAACCGATCCAGCAGCGACATGGGCGCCACCCTATCGCACGGGCGCGTCTACAATGTATAAGGACTGGAGTTGTGCCTGTGATCGATTGGGATGAAATCTTAGAGTTCCTCCAGCCGAGGGATTCCCCGTATTGTCCGGAGGCGCCTTCGCTGACGCAGAAGGTCTTCCTGCGCACCTACGCCCTCGAAGCGCTTTTTGGTGGTGCAGCCGGGGGCGGCAAATCCTCTGCCCTCCTCATGTCGGCTCTCCAGTATGTAGATGTGCCCGGCTATAACGCCATTATTTTCCGTCGGACTTACGCCGACCTCGCGCTCCCCGGCGCCATCATGGATCGCTTTACTTCGTGGATTGAAGAAGTTGAGGACGTCAGATGGAACGGCTCAATGTATGTTGCAACATTCCCATCGGGAGCGAGGGTTTCGTTCGGTTATTTGAATAACTCGCAGGATTATCTCCGCTACAAAGGCGCCGAGTTCCAGTTCATTGGAATGGACGAGGTCACCGAGATAAGGGAGCATGACTATCGTTACCTGTTCTCCCGTTTGCGGCGGCCGGCAACGGGTCCTGTTTCCAAAGTGCCGCTCAGGATGCGGGCGGCGTCCAACCCTGCACCCAATTGGGTCAGGCAGCGCTTCATTGTCGAAGGCTCAGACAACAGTCGAATTTTCGTGCCATCCAAACTCGAAGACAATCCCGGCATCGATGCCGACTCATATCGCCAGTCGCTACAAGCGCTTGATCCGGTGGAGCGCAAGCGCCTTGAAGAGGGCGATTGGTGGTCCACGACCTTGGGGACCATGTTCAACCGTGAGTCAATTGTGATTATAGAAAACGACGAAGTGCCGACGTTGACCCCGATGGCCCGGGCCGTGCGCTTCTGGGATCTAGCGGCAACCGAGCCGAGCCAGTCCAACCCGGACCCCGACTGGACCGTTGGCACGCTAATGCTGTTCGATCAGGGCGTTGCCTACATTCTCGACGTGAGACGGCACCGAGGTAAGGGGCAGGACATCGAGCGCTTCATCGCCCAGACGGCCTATGAGGATGGAGGACAGATACCAATTCGCATAGAGCAAGAGCCAGGCTCATCAGGCAAAGCGCTGATTGATCAATACGCCCGGTACATCTTGCCGGGGTTCGATCTCATGGGCATCAGGGCCACCGGGGACAAGGTGACGAGGGCTCGTCCGCTCGCGGCAGCCGTGGCCAACGGCAACGTGCGTCTGGTAAGGGGGGCGTGGCTTACCGACTGGTTGGACGAGGTGTCCGCGTTCCCCGAAGCCTGCGCCCATGATGATCAGGTCGACTCGGCCACGGGGGCTTTCTCGCATGTCACGGGCATAGGCTTGCCTCAACGCAAACGGGCCGCTATTGTAGTTTGAAATCCCCTCCCCACCTAATGCCCGGAGGCCTCATGACCCCTGATGATGTTCGTTCACTTCGCAACCACCTCGCGGAAATCGACGCCAAGATCAAGGCGTTCACCGACATTGACCGCGAGGTTGATGAGATGGCTGAACTGCTACTTGAGATGAATCTCGCCAAGCGAGACATGGCTACCGTCTATGACGCGCTGGCCAGCCGGCTCGGCGAGTACATGGACAGCAACCAGATCGTCGCTTTGAGGGATGGGGCGCAGATCGAACGCAAGATGGCAGCCAACCGATCCGGATGGCGTCATAAAGACCTTGCCGTCGACGTGGCTGACCGAATCTCCCAGTCTTCAATCGACATGGAAACTGGCGAAGTGGTGTTGTCTCCGAGGGAAATGATGGTGCAATTCCTCGATTATCTCCAGCCGTCATATTGGCGAGTTGGCGAATTAAATAAGATCGGACTGAATCCAGATAATTATTGCAATTCGTCCGAGCCGAAGATAAGCGTAATCGTTAGAAGGGGTGACGCAATATGAACCAACTCGAGCGGCTTTCCGAGCCATTTCCTGCGGAGGTCGAACGAACCCTCCGCAAGGGCGGGACATCGTTGACCTACATTCCGGTCAGCGAAGTCATCGCTCGTCTTAATAACGTGCTGGGGGTTAACGGCTGGTCCTACTCCGTCAAGGATTGCGGGCGCGATTCGGAGTCAAAGGACTGGATCATCGCCCTCGTCACTCTCGCCGCCACCATCGACGGGCAGGAAGTCCATAAGGACGGCTGCGGTGGTCAGGAAGTCAAGTACATGAAGGGCGGCGAAAAGCCGGTCGATCTCGGGAACGAGTTCAAAGGGGCGGTTAGTGACGCCCTGAAAAAGGCCGCTCAGTCAATCGGGGTTGGGCTCTATCTCGCTCGCTCCGAAGAGGCCCTAATCCACGAGCAGCAGGAGCCTCAAACGGACGCCGACATTGAGGTCGCGGCGCTGTGGGGCAACTTCAAAGGCTTTACCAGCAAGTTCAGCCCAGAGCAGAAGGCCGCATTGGGAGAGTTCTGGAACGAGTACGGAGGTGGTCGGGAAAAGCCCACCGAATCCACTGCCACCATGGAGGACCTAACGGCCCTGCTTGAGAAGTGTGTACAGATCAACCTCGGTGCAGAAGATGTCACAGAATAGGACTTGGCCCAAGGACGCCTATTGGAAATGCCCGTCATGCAAGCGCCACTTCATGGGCGGCTTGGCATTGCGTCGATACGACGGGCAGTGCAACCTGTGCGAGACAGAGATCGATCATGCGTCTGATCGGGTGAAGTGATGAACACTCCCGAACCGACACCCAACACCTTCGAGCAGATGGTTGAGCGCTTCGCGGAACGAGCGAAAGCCGTCAAGGCCGGTGGGATGCCCCCGCTGGAAGGACAGATGCGCCGCGAGTGGATTAAGCAGAAGGAACTGGATTTCCAAGACTTCTTGCTAATTGCCGATTGTGACATCACGTTCGAGAACGGCATCTTGAACATGTCGCTCGACCTTCGACCCGCGATCTGTGACGCCACGATCCGGAAATCACCTAACGGGATCAGCGACAAGACCGCAGAGCACGAAACCCAGGTGGCCATGGACAACATTGCCGGCGCCCTCCCAACCGACGGTGCCAAGATCACTCCCAAGAT